TTGTACGAAAGCAAACTCATCGCAATATAGTAAGGATATGGACATACCACGACCGGTGTTACCAGTAGTAGTAGCTGATACAATTCTTGATCCGTTGTCAAAGTCTATACTCCCTTTGTTATAGCTGACTACACCACAACGGATATGGTCAGCACATAGTTCGTATCCATAACGAATACGTTGCATAATTTCTTGTGCGCCTGTATATTTGTGCGCGGCAACTAGAATAGTTTGATCTGGGTGGAACATTGCATACCATAATAAGTATGCTGATGCACAGGTAGTTTTACCGCTTTGACGCGGTAGCATATTAATGTTGAATCGAAAGTCATGATAAGCATCTAGCAATCTTTCCTGATAACTATAAGGTTCAAATTTTACTTTACCTTTTACAGGATGTTGTATGTGAAAGAAGTTTTTAGAAAAATGATGATACCCTGCTTCGGGGTCAGCACAGGCTAGCAAATCCGATATTTGCTGTTCTGTAAAGCGTTCTTGTTTATGCGCTTTTTTGGTTAATACGCCATCTAGTGATTTTGCCATATGTTTATTTAATGAAAAAAATAGCTCCCGAAGGAGCTATTTGGCACTGGAAACAGAGTGCTAACTGCGACGAAATTTAACCTCTTAGCATTTTAGCTAATTTAAGAATATCAGCTGATTCGTTTATGCTTTCTGGTGTATAAGGAGTTGGAGTAGTCCATCCCTGTTTTGCTTGTTTCGATGTATCATAACGGTCGTAGCTGACACCAGGTTGCGGCTGGCCGGTCATTTTGCCTTTAAAGTACTGAGTTGCTTTTTGTAACCATTGTCCAGGAGTAAGTTCGTTGTTGGCAATGGCTTGTTTTCTAAGGGCATTTGATGCATCATCAACACCTGTGCCTGTTAAATTATGCATTTGTTCACGTTCTAATCCGTCAAGTCGTTCTTGAGCAAATTTCAATAATCGATCATGAGTTGCTCCGCCGTATGATGGGTCGGCCTTAAGTTGCGCAATTTCATCCTGTGTCTTTTTAATCATTTCGTTATATTTGGCCATCATTGCGTTTGTATTAGCTTTGTCGTTATATGCTTTAGCCTTAGGATCGAGTGAGCCAAACGTATCGCTTTGTGGCTGAGTCAAATTAACTCCCCACTCATTTACCAGACTTTCATCATACTTGTTATACTTGTCACGAACTTTATCTAAATCTTTACCTTCTTTGCCTGCTTTAGCAAGTGCTTGCATGCCTTTCTTGCCATACTTTTCATAGCCTTTGGCCGCACGACTCATTTTTTTTTCTTTAGCTTCGCGGAATTTAACTTCTTGATATAAGTTAGATAATTCGTTAATTAAACTTTCTTTCATGCCTAATGGATTATCACTGTTACCGTAACCATGTTTTTTCATATGCTGTGGTTCATCAGATCCACCTGCTAATGTCTTAGTCATATAATCTGCGCTTTGATATGTTTCATTGGGTTCGTTCTGATATTCTTCGCTAGCCATTTGATCGTCTGTACTTTGATCGTCTGTACTTGGCTGTGGAGCTGGAGCGCCTGTGTTCATGTCTGGATCATTTGGTACCATGTCCATATTCTCGTCTGCCATTTTATCGCCTAAACTGACTTCTTCTTCGCCGCCTACTAAGCTGTCTAATGCTGAAGCAAAATCGTCAGATCCGCCTGCATCGTCTGTGCCATGAACAACTACTGCGCCGCCGTCTGTGCCATCCGTACCTTGTTCAATAGCTTGTAATACCGCCATTAAATCTCGTAATCCGCCAGTTCCCTGTGCATTCATGCTAACATTCATGCTGATATTATCTTGTTGTGGCGGAACAGGATGTGCGCCACCCATCATTGATGCCATTGGAGCCATTTCACCGCACTCTTCAACAGGGGCTACATTTTCATCAATGGCTCTAATCTTACTATATAATTCTTGGAAGTTCATTTGTCTTGTCCTTTAGTCGGGGATTTAGCTTTAACATTTAAAGGACTGTCAATGCTAACTTCTGATAATTCGTGTTTGTCCTTAGCTAAAGATTTTAGGAAATTTAATTTTTGCTTTTCACCAACTAATTCTTGATGATTGCTTGCTTCATAATCTTTGCCTAATAGTGCATCTTTGCCGCTAGGAGCAATCATGCTTTCAGCATTTAATTTTGCTTCGGCATCTTCGCCTAGTGAACGCACTAACACTCTATATTCGTCAACTTTAAGTGCATTATTCAACGCACCTGCAACAACCTGGCTTGTAGTAGGGTAAGATAATACGACATCAAATACAGAAACTTCACTAAATTTAACATTAGGAAAATCAATCGGACTTTCTTGTATCGGTGTACGTTTTGGTTTGCTTACGCTTTCAACATTGAACTGACTCAATGCAGATTTAATTAGTTTTTCGTATCCAGAAGGGATATCACCGGCAATCTTGACCTTAAATTCATAGATCTTTTTGCCTTCTGTTAAGTATTCTTTAAATGATTTCATAGTGGTTTCCATCTAGTATTTATTTCATTTTCTTTAATTTTTCAATTAAACTGTTGCGATCTGTAATAATGACACCGTCTCCTTGTAAGGTAACGCCTTCGTCACTTCCACTAGCATCCATGTCTAACTTTTGCTTCTTAAGCTGTAATTCAATCATTTTTAGCTTTTTATCAATTTTCGCGGCCTTGGCGTCGATTGCGTTCTTAAGCATGCCGCCTGCTACTTCAAAAATACGTCCACTATAACGTGCTTCTACATTCATGCCTAAGTCCATTAAATCATCATATGCATCTGTAGCACGTTGCGCTAGTGCATCAAACTCTGCATCAGCCGCATCACCTAATCCTTTGACTTGTGGTAAACTGGCAGAGATTTTATCAAACTCTTCCATACTACGTAAGAATGGTTGGGGATCAACAGGTGCTGGTCGCTGTTCTTCGGCTTTTACCAGCTTCTTGCTTTCGGGTAGATTTAGTATTTCTTCAAGTTTCTTCATAATATTACTTATGCGTTGCCCTGGTGGAATAAATCATTTTCGTTTAGTACACGAAATTTAATGCCTTGTTGTCTACACCATGCTGTAGCCGCGGCCCATTTAGCCTGATTCTTGATGTACTGTGCTTGATTATATTTGTTCTTGCCCACACGTTCTAATATCATTTGACTAGCAGGTTTGACTTCAATTAATTCAACATTTAATTTGTTATTTTTGTCTAGATATTGTATAAAAAAATCAGGAACATAAACCGTTTGTTTTCCTGTAAGTGGATCTCTGTAAGGAATTTTTACAGCTTCGCTAGCCCATTTTTGTATACCTGGATTAGTATCGCAAAATCGCATAAAACTAAATTCCCAACTTGAACGATACATCGGAGTTACTAGCCCTACATATTTCTCAGGATGGGTCATAGCAAACTTACCCTTGGCAAATTTTAAACTCATATTAATATATTGCGGGCTTCATACGGGTTTTCTGTTGCCGCGACCCTGTAACCTAATAAGCTAGTATTTTCTCTATAGCTGTTTAATACTTGTGCGACGATTTGACTCATTTGTACATCTGTTAAAATATTTAAAGAATCTAACAATTTAAAAATATCTACATTATCAGATCTTGCTTGATTTAACATGACAATAGCAGTGCTTCGAGCACTATCTATATCAAATCCTCTTTTTTGAAAAAATGATATCACTGCATCTATTTGTGCGGCAGGAAAACTAACAGGTGTTTGATAAAATTTATCAAAGAATTGCTTAACTGCTTCCGAACTATCAGCAGATGCTATTGTTGGTAAATTTGTTCCGTTCATAAAAATCTCGTTAGTTAGTAGGTTTAGCTACGTTGGATGAAGACGTTGGAGTTTTTGGAAAACTGACTCCTGTATTTAAATTAGCATTAACATTTAATTGTGTAGTTCGTGACGTTGATGTCGTCGGCTGTGTACTGACTGTTTTGCTATTAGTATAGGTGTTTTGAGCCTTTACTAAGTTACCTAATATACTACTTTTATTGTTTGGAACTGTGTTAATATCTGCTAAACTCGGGGTTGTACTAATTGCACTTATAGGACTATTAGTTAAATCTGCACTTGCTAATGGACTAGGTTCTAAGTCGTAATTTTGTAGACCAAATCCTTCAGGTTCTCCAGGTGCAACTTTGCCAGAACCGTATTCTACCGCTTCGTATTGTATAGTGCAATCATTATCATGCGGTTGATTTTGTGAATAATCGACCTGGTTATGATTCCATGCAATGAAAATAGGATTAATTAGTTTGTAACTAACATACTGTCCTTGCGCCATTTGATATATGGTAATATAGTCAAAGAATGGATCCATCGAACCGTTATCAAAACCGTAGTTGGTTCTAATATGATTAAATTTTCTAATCGCAGTGCGCTTAAATGATCCTGGTACGCTAGCACTAGACGAATCAGCATAATAATAATTAAAATAATTTTGCCACAACTGATTAACTAGGCCTAAATTATCATCGTGGAATTTAACTTGAATATCTTCGTATGTAACACGTTGTTGTATATTTTTTTTGCGATTATATTGATTTACTTTATCTGTAGTAATGGTGAATTTAGGTAAATTAATATTTTTAACCAGCATATTAATCTGAGTGCTATATGTAGTACCAATAGCGATATTTCTTAATGCGGCTTTGTTGATATGAAATGCTACATGAAATAAAAACTTTTGTTTAGGACCGTAAATTTGATTACTGTCCGTAAACATACGTGCGGCATGTTGCCAGTCGCGCTGAGTTATCGAATGATTATTATTATTTAAATATGCTGAATTGTTGGCCATACAATATTTAGTTAAAAAATTAACTACGCATTTAATGAAAATCCATTAAAAAACCCACTCGGTGGGTTTCTTAATATTATTGTCCGCCGCCAGTAGCTTGTGTGCCACCCACTGCTGGACGAATACTTGTTGCAGAACCAACACCACTTCCACTTGGAGTTTGTACAGCATTGTCCATTTGTACTGTTAATGTAATTTCTGCTGGCCCTTGCTGACTATAATCAAGTGCTTCGTAGTTGGCTTGGGTAACATAACAACCGTAACATATCCATGTTTCTAGCACGTTAGGTAAACTTGCGCCGTTGCCGCCGTCAAGCATTTCAATACGTAATGTAAACTTATAATCTTGTCCGCTTGCGGCTGAACTTTGTTCGTAGAAGTCAAATTGCTTTTGCATTTGTTCGCCTACTAACTTGCTAACAGCACCTGTACTGTCATCACGTAGCTTAACGCTAAGTGTTTGCCACTTTGGCTTGCCAGCATAGTGAATTTGACTGTTATAAATGTGTATAGTTTGATCTTCAAACTGTACGTTTGGTCGTGCGGCTGAAATTACTTGCTTAGTCAACTCAGTTGTCGGAGTACTTACGCCAAAATTCTCAAATGCTAGACGAAATCTATATTTGAGCTTGGGCATTAACATGCCCTGGCTTGTTGAGCTCTGGTCTGATGCTAGAGGTACTGTAAAATTAGCTAATGATGCGATTGCCATATGGTTTCTCCGTTTATTGTCCTAGACCTTTAATTGCGCCAGTATTCTCAAGTCTTAATGGAATGTAAATAAATTCTGCGGCTTTTACTGGTTCTATCGCTACATCGAGGTAAAGTTCACTTCGATCTATACGAGCAGGTGTGTTGTTACTTGTATCACAAACTACCAAGTAGTCATAGATAGCACGTTGTCCAACTAACTCTAATAATAGGCTTTCTGCCGCACCTTTAATTTCGTTACGTGTGATAGTGTCGTTTGGTTCAAACACATATGGTTTAGCCAATGCGTTAAACTGACGACGTAGATAAACTACTAGTCGCGCTACGTTAATACGATCTAAACTACTTGCGGCCAATTGACGTGTATATTGTCCGTAAGCAACAAGTCCGCTACCGCTGATAAATGTAATTGGGTTTACATGTATTGCGGCTAATGCATCGCGTTGTCCGCTGTTTAATGCTATAGACTGGAATTCACCTTCTTTAGTAATGTATCCAACTGCACTTGCATTGGTAATACCACCACGGCGTGTTCCTGCCGGTGCAAACCATGGATAAGAAACGTTATCGCTTAGTGCAATGGTACGTAACATCATATGGCTTGGTGGAACAACAATGTTGTTGCCCATATTGTCGCTTGAATAACCCCATGGATAGTAAAATGCGCAATATGGGTCTGTGCTTACTAGGCCATCATCACCATTATCAACTGCACCGTTCTTATTATTACCCCAATTGCTTAAACTTGTAGCATCTGCTGTTAATCTTGATGGAGCATCTGCTACAACAAAACTAGCTAATGCGCGATCGTAGTTTAAAGAAATCAGCTCATTAACTGTTTCAGGATATCCTGGGCAAGCTAATAAGTTATATACTAATGAATCCTCATCACGAATATTTTGATTACTGTTAATTAATGCTTGTAACGCCTGCACAACTACTGCACGTTGAGCTTTGCGTCCGAATGTTCCAGCACCGTTTGGCTGATTAGCCGCAATACTGACCCAACGATGTGGATAATATGTTGCTTGGCTAACACCAGCTGGTGATGACTGACGATAATTCTTTGCTGTAAGATCGACTTTATTTTGTACAAATTGCTTAACGTTGAATGTGCTACGACGAGTATTCCAAAGCAACATACCTTTTGGATATAATGCTGGATCTGGAGCATCACCGTCGACATACGTACTTGATAACAAGTCAACAATAGTTCCACTTGGAGGAACTGTAGCTGTGCCGCCTGTTGTACCTTGACGAGCATCGGCAAATACAATACCGTTTTCGCTGGTCTGATCGCTTGTATCGATCAATGTCCATTTTTTAGTTGCAGAGTTATATCTATAAATTTTTGGATAGTTTTCTAAATCACTAGTATCAATCCATAAATCGCCAGTTGCAAGTGCAGTAGTACCGTCTTGCTGATAAGTCGATGGACGAGTAGAACTAATAGTTGGTCCTAGCGCATCTGTTCCTGATAGAACGTTTTTATAACCAGTCCATGCCGAGCCAGTATTAATTAAAATATCAACTTCGCTAACAGATGCATTGTACCAAATTGCGCCGTCTGCTGTGGTTGTTGATGGAGGTGTTGCGCCTGAAGTTAATCCTGCCGCTAGTGTTGAAACTGCTTTCCAGTTACTTGCATAACCAAATGTATACGTTGTGTCGCCTGCTGGTGCAGAGTACAAATTAGTAGTTGTGCCAGGTGTATATAATGTCGATAACGGTGTTCCTTGTGTATTAACAAAACGGATTTCACCACCTTGCTTGTGACTAATAACCAACTGGTTACTTGCATTCACACTAGCCACGATATTAACAAATCCAGCCGCATTAATTAAACCTGCTAGAGTTGTTGCATCAGTACTTGTTCCTGCTGGGCTTGTAAAACTAATTGTTTTTGCACTACTTAGTGTTGCACTACCGGTTATACTTTCTGCCATTTGGAATGCTACCGGAGTAGCGGCCGCAAACGTACAGGTTGTTGTATTCGAACTTGCACCAACAATTTTACTTGTTATAGAAGTTGCACCAACAGCTGAACGTGTATACAAATTAAATGTTGCATTAGCTTGTGTCGCTCTAGAAACAGCAGTGCCAGTTCCTAAATTTGCGTCTGATTCCCAGAATGTTTTCTCTGCATCGTTAAACTTAACATAAGTAACGCCTGCCGCAAGACTTGCACCGCCTGCACTAATATCTAAATTGTAAAGTGCAGTTGCGTTGTCGGCGTATAACGGAGCATTTACACTTACAAATGAATTTGTAGTTGTATTGTATTGATAAACGGTGTAGCTCGCACCTAAATTGGCATCTGTTGATTTGATCCATACAGATCCTGTTGGGCGTGTTTTGCCAGAATCACCAGTTTTCCATGATGGAACAGTGGTATGTGCTGAAATTTGTAATGCTGGGCATAAGAATGACCCGCTAATTCCTGCTTTAGTTGCCATAGTTCCGGACAGTTGCACACCATCAGTTGTACCATCTAGATATATTACTAGCTGACCATCAGAATTCTTAACAGCAGTTAAACCCGTTTGACGTGTACCAATTTTTGTTATAAGTCCGTCAATCGAAGTAACTAAATCATCTGTATTAGATGTAATTGTAATTGCTGTTTCTGTTTCTGTACCGCTTAATGTACCAGTACCGGCTGTTAATGTTACAGGTACACCATTGGCTGTTGCACTAATACTAAATGTATTTGTTTGTAAGTTAATAATATAATAAGTTGTACCTAAAGCAATACTACCAAATGTTGTTTGTGCAGAACCACCAACTGTTGTTGGGAATGTAATAGTATCTTGGCCAGCTAGTTTTGCTCCGCAACCAGATGATGTGATCACGTTGGCTGTTGCGCTAGAAATCGTTCCAGTTGAGCTGGCCGCGCCTGTTGCTGTAATTGTAACTGCGGTTCCACCAGGTGTAGTACTAACTGAAAATCCAGTGCCTGACAAGTTGGTACCTAATACATAATAACGAGTAGCACTTGTAATACCGTTAAACGAACTGCTAAATGTAACAATATTTCCTGCGGCTAATGTATTAGTTGCTGTAATAATATTGTTTGTTACTGCTGTAGCTGTTACAGTCAATGTTCCTGGAATAGATGTTGCTGTTACACTTATTGCTTCTGTTGATGTTGGAGTAGCAGTAATAGTTATAGAATCACCGGCAACAAATGTAGGGTTTGCAACTGTACCTTGTGCAGTTGGCCAGCTTTTTGTCCAAGCATTTGAACCAACTAAAACCCACGTACCTTGATAATTTTTAAAGAATAACTTATAAGGGCTTGCTGTAACTACTAGTGCATAGCTACCAATTGCTCCGATACTTGCTAATGGGTCGCCGCTACTAGTTCCGCCAACCTGTTGCGTGGATGCATTACTAATAATTGTTGGGATTTTATTTGTAAATGTTTGTGCGCCGATCGGAGAAGTTGTGTCTAATGCAGTACCGTTCCATTCAAAAATACCAAATACCGAATCTGCGGTGTCAAACCAGTATGCACCATTGACTGGTGCGCCTGCTGGGGCAGTGGTTGACGGAGTTAGTGCTCCTAAATCTACGTCTGCACGTACTACGTATGCTCGACTGCTTACGCCTAGATAACTGTATGCGGCCTGTAAGCCATATTCATTTCGTTCACCGCCGTGAACTGGGTTGTTGCTAGCATCTGTTTCAAAGAAAGGCGTGCCAAAAGTTGAGCCTAATTCCATTTGGCTCGTTAGTAAATATACTTTACCTGCGTTTGCTTTTAGCGTTCCTGGTGCTGTGCCAGTGCCAGCGCCATTTGCTTTATCTTGATCAGTTGCTACGACGATTAAAGGTGTTGTACCTGGGGCCGCTGGTGTGTAAAAACTTTCGTCTATTACTGTAACCGCTACGCCTGGGCTGTTCAATTGTGCCATTGTTAATTCTCCGGTGAATACAAGTTCTAATTGTATTTATAGACAAATGACATTTTTGAGCTAGTATACCACCTGAAAAAGGCACGAAAAAGGCTTAAATAATGTTATGAGACCTTTATGTAATTGCGGAAGATTTCCTGTTGCTATAAACTACTACAAAGAGGGCATTGCTTATTATCGTAAGCAGTGCGGGCCTTGTTTAAGGGGTGTAAGAGTGCCTCGTTGGCAGTATGCTGGTTATAAAATAAAAAGTATTTGCGATAAATGCGGATTTAAAAGCTCGAATCAAGAAGTGTTTGCTGTTTTTCACATAGACGGTGATTTAAATAACTGCAAACACGTTAATCTTAAGACGGTATGTGCAAATTGTCAGCGTGTTCTCCATAAGGAAGGTGTCCGGTGGAGACAAGGTGATCTTGTACCAGACCTTTAACTTGTGCAAATAAATCATCTATACTGGAGTCGTTAGATAATACAGAATCAAATCTAGTTCCTACCCATGCGGTTTCGCTAGCATGAATGCCTATCTTTTCTAATCTACTACGACTAGTAGCCCATGAAAAATTACCACTTTCTCCACGGTTTGCGTTAACTGCATCTTCATACCATTCAGGTTCAGGCCCACGTTTTACACGAATTACGATTCCGCCAGCATTTTTAATCGATTTAATTTCATTAGGAAAGCGACAATCACTAATAACAATGTCATCTGTTGAATTTCGAAGTTTGTTTTCTAAGCTGGCGATCCAGATATCGTCATGAAATGCTTTGCGACACACTTCGGTGCCCCAGTATTGTAACACCCAGCGCGGTGTAAGATTAGGCATATTTAAACGCTTTGCCCACCATGGATCTACTTGTTCTCGCCATTCACGAGCTTGCTTAGTACGACCTTCTAACATGGTTCTATCCCAGCCAAACACTTGTGCTACTGCATCTTTGAGACTGTTAGCAAAAGATTCTCGTCTAAAACCGTGGAAGTTAGTAAGATAATCGGCAATAGTATCCTTGCCAGAACCAATAAACCCGCATACACCAATAATCATAGAGCCCCCTAAAGTAACTCTAGTATATAACAGTTTTATTACAAGGTCAAGACTTTTTTAGCCAATAATGAATGTCATTGGGTTGCCGCCGGGTATTAAATTATCAATATCTTTTTCTAATTGAGTAATTTCGGTAGTGCCCTCTGTCTTAAGTGTGGCACCGTTCATTTGAATTCCACTACTTGGGCCAGCGATACTGGCAAACTTAGAACGTGCTTCGCCTAGCATGAGTTTGCAAGTTGCTAAAGTATAGTCATAAAGCCATTGCTTGGCGTAGATGTCTTGTAATAGTACAAAATCCGGACGATAATTATTTGTGCGAATCAATACTTGCTCGCCTGTAGCAAACGGACGTTGCAAAATAGTCAACATGTGCTTGGTTGGATTCCAATTAAATTCAACGAAGCTACCAAACATACGTCCTAGCAATTTTTGATAACCGGAGTACAATTCATAGGTAGCTATTCCGCCCATCATACTGCCGTTCATCAGATAGGTATTTGTATAGGCCAAGTTGAATGGTTCAAACAAACTGCCGCCTGCGCCCATACCAGTACGGCTACCAACGCTTCTGCGAAAAACAGTTTGTACACTAATAACTTCGTCGGGTAATCTATACTCGTTTTGATCTACACTTAACTCCATGAACAAGTAACTTTCCTCTACAGAATTACTACTGCGTTGACGTAGCTTGGTAATAGCACGATTTAATGCAGTTTCATAATGAATTGGATCTAGTTCCACTTCAATCATGCCGTCACCCAGCATGGTTTTTACGTATGAAAATACTTTATTACGTTCATCTAAACTTGTAGTTGCGGCGGTATCAGACATTTTTTGTTCTCCATGTATATTTAGCTAGCGATAAATATCATATGCCAAGACTATCACTGTATAAGCCCGAACGAGGGCAGGATTATAAATTCATAGACCGCCAGATTTCTGAAATGTTTCAGGTCGGCGGCACAGACGTGTACTTGCACAAGTATATTGGTACTGAAACAAGAGATGCCCAAAACAATCCTATTGCTAAAGATTATACGCAAATCCAAGATATGCTGTTACTTGAAAATCGTGACAGAAAATATGACCCTAGCATTTATAAATTGCGCGGAATTTATAACGTACAAAACATAGATTTTAATCTAAGTCAGTTTGGTCTGTTTATTGATAACGATACAATTTACATGACTATACACATTAATGATTTTATCACATATAT